TCGTAAAACTGGTGCTTTTGAATCTTGGATGAAATCTAATGTTGACAATGCAGCAGGATCAACTCCTACTGGCGGCGGAACAGCTCCAACAGACGGAACTCAAAGAGCTTTAACTGAAGCTCTACTTAAAGCAGTATTACAATCTTGTTTTACAAACGGTGGCGAGCCTTCAATGGCAATCTGTGGCCCTGTAAACAAGCAAAAAATATCTGGTTTTACAGGTAGAAGTTCAGCTAGACAAATGATTGATGCAAACACAGTAGAGGCTTCTGTTTCTATTTACGCATCAGATTTTGGCGAGCTTAAAATAGTACCTTCTAACTTTAGTAGAGAAAGAACACTATTATTAGTAGATCCTGACTTTGCAAAAGTATCTTACCTAAGAGATTTCAAAACAGTTGATATCTCAACAATAGGTGATGCTCAAACTAAAATGTTAGTAGTTGAATACGGTTTAGAGGTGAGCAACGAAGCTGCTCATGGACTCGTAGCTGATTTAACAACTTCATAAGTTAGATTATCTTGGGGTGGGTTTAACTCACCCCTTTTTTAAATGACAGCAAAAAGAACAATTACTGACCATAAAACTGGTTACAAATCAGAATTTGTAACTGAAGATAACAAGTTTGTTTATCACACGACACAAGATGTCGCTCCTGTCATTGACCACGTTAAAAAACTAAGAGACAATACATTAAAGCCTGGAAAAGATATGCGACATATAGCTGAAGTACCTATGGTAATTTGGCAGAAAGCATTGAGAGAAGGTTGGTCGCAAGATTCAGCAAAATGGAAAGAGTGGCTAAACAACTCGGATAACAAAGTATTTAGAACCTGGCAGGGTAAAGTATGACATACGCAGAACTTAAAACAACAATAGCAAACTATCTAAACAGATCAGATTTAACATCTGATATTGATACATTTATAGACAACACAGAAGCAGAACTTAACAGAAGGTTAAGAACCAAAGACATGATTAAAAGAGCTACTGCAACAGCAGATAGCCAGTATTTAACAGTTCCAACAGATTGGTTAGAGGCAATTAATGTAGAAATTACAGCAAACAACTTCAGTCCTTTATTCCAACAATCTATAGAATCAATGGATGTCTATAGAAAAGCAAACAATAATTCATCTGGTCAGCCAGTTTATTATGCGATGGTAGATGACTCAATAGAGTTAGCGCCAACTCCTGACAGCTCATATACCCTACAACTTACTTACTATGCTAAAATATCTGCATTGAGTGATTCAAATACAAGTAACTTTGTATCTGCATCGCACCCTGATGTGTATTTATATGGTGCATTAAAACACGCTTCTATTTATTTAATGGAAGACGAAAGAATACCAATGTTTACCCAACAGTTTGAAAAGGCGTTGGAAGAAATGCGATTAGAACAAGAAAAATCTGCATTTGGTAAGGGATCTTTAATGATGAGAAGAAGAACTTACGGAAAAAGACAAAAAAGAAATTATTACTACGGTAGTTAATATAGGAGAATAGAATGGCTGGATTTACAGATTATTTAGAAAACAAAGTATTACTTCATGTGTTTGGCGGTACTGCTTATACTGCACCATCAACTTTATATGTTGGATTGTTTACAGCAGCACCATCTGATACAGGTGGCGGTACTGAATGTTCTGGTGGCTCTTATGCTCGTAAGAGTATGCCTAACATGACAGTAAGTGGAACTTCACCAACACAAGCAACCAATGGAGCTGCGGTTGAATTTGTAACTGCAACTGGTGCATGGGGAACGGTTACTCATTGCGGAGTTTTTGACGCTGCATCTAGTGGTAATTTATTAGGTTGGGCAGCTCTAACTGCATCTAAAACAGTTTCAAGTGGAGATGTGTTTAGATTTGACGCTGGTGATTTAGACATTACTTTAGCTTAATAACATGGCCACGATTGGCTATGGTCAACTTAATTACGGGATAGCTGATTACGGTACTCCCGAATACGAGTTTGCATCCGCAACCATAGCTCAAACATCCGCATTTAACGCTTCTGCTGGACTCATTCTTACAGCAGCAGCCTCTATAGATCAAACTTCTGGTTTTACTTCAGAACCTACATTAATAAAAATTGGCTCTGCCTCCATCAACCAAACTAGTGGTTTTGATGCTGTGGGCGAAGTTGTCAAATTAGGCGCTGCATCTATAGACCAGGTATCTAATTTTGTAGCAACAGCAAGACAGATAGACAGAGGCCAGGCAACTATTGCACAAACTTCTGCATTTGCAGCAACAGGAGAAGTTGTAAAACTTGTCGCAGCATCCATTGACCAAACATCTGGTTTTGCTGCAACAGGTCTTATTATTCTTGACGGCGTTGCATCAATAGACCAAACATCAGGATTCAACGCAACTGGTGTTCGCATTGTTTTAGGTCAAGCATCTATAGACCAAACAACAAACATGACGGCAACACCAGAAATGGTGTTAAGCGGAAGTGTTACTATTTCACAAGAAAGTGCCATGACTGCTCTTGGCGGAATCAAGTATTTCGGTCAAGCCACTATTGCACAAACAAGTGGATTTATAGCAGAAGGTGGCTTAAAATGGAAAGACCAATCTGTGACAACTACAAATTACACAGATGAGTCTGTATCAACTACGAATTGGACAGACATAAATGTTACTACAACTACCTACTCTGATCAGACAGTAACAACAACAAACTGGACAGAAGTATCCAACAACAACGATACCTGGACAGAAGCAGCATAGACAGGAATAAATTATGGCAGATACATTTACAACGAATTTAAATTTAACCAAACCAGAAGTAGGAGCGTCCACAGATACCTGGGGTACAAAGATAAACGCTGACCTTGATGCTCTTGATGCAATCTTTGCCTCTAATGGTACTTCAATAGCATTGAACTTGGACGGAGCTGTCATAGATAGTTCTGTCATTGGTGGGACAACTCCAGCAGCAGGATCATTCACAACGCTTACAGCAAGTACATCTATTACAGGAACACTTGCAACAGCAGCTCAAACAAACATAACAAGTCTTGGTACTCTTACAGCATTAACGGTTAATGGCGATGCAACACTTACTGGCGCTTCTTACAATGTTGTTTGGGATAAATCAGACAACGCACTAGAGTTTGGAGATAACGCAAAAGCAATATTTGGAGCTTCAGCAGATTTACAAATCTATCATGATGCAAGTGATAGTTACATTGTTGATAGCGGTACTGGTGATCTTAAAATAAAAGCATCAAATGATTTAGCTCTTTTAACTGCATCAGACGAATATTACATAGCTTGTGTAGAAAACGGCGCAGTAAAACTTTATTACGATAACGCAATAAAACTAGCCACAACAACTGGCGGTGTAGCTGTAACTGGTGATGCAACATTTGCAGATAGTGGCAAAGCTATCTTTGGAGCAGGTTCAGATTTACAGATTTACCACGATGGCACTAATAGCTATATTGTTAATACGACTAATGACTTAATCATTGGAGAAGACACAAGAGTAAGAATTAAAACTCCGTCTTTATTAGTAAACAACGCTGCTGATACTGAAAACATGCTAACTGCAACAGAAAACGGAGCAGTAACACTTTATCACAACAACTCCGCAAAACTAGCCACAACCTCAACAGGCATAGACGTTACTGGTACAGCCACGATGGATGGTTTGACTGTTGCAGGTAATATAGAACAAACAACAGGTGATTATTTATATACAGGTGGTGGTAATTTTGATATTAAGCACAATACTGCTTCTCAGAATATAGTATTTAGCACAACACCTTCAGGCGGCTCTGCAACTGAACGTATGCGTATTACTTCAGCAGGCAACGTTGGTATTGGAACGAGTAGTCCTTCATCAGCTCTAGAAGTTGCAGGTGATATTAAGGTTTCAAGTGGAAATTTGAATGTTGCGGGTAATGCACTAATAAACCAAGCAAGCTCCGACAGCACTTACCTTAAAGTAAATCATTCATCTTCAGGTGATGGTGGTATTCTTCTTCAAAGAGCTAATGCTAACAAATGGCAAATAACCAGTAATACCTCACACCACTTAGTTCTTGACTCACTAGGTGGTGGTAATGTCTTGATCCCTACAGGAAACGTTGGTATTGGAACGACTAGTCCTCTTAGTAAGCTCAATGTAAAAGGAACGCAAGGAAACTGGCGTGTTGACTCCGATTCTGTATCAGGTGAAATTCAAATTCTTTCAACTACTGTAGCTAATGATGGTTTTAGAAATTTTAGATTACGCTCTAATGAAAGTATTTTTGAAACTGGCGGTACAGAACGCATGCGTATAGATGCTTCAGGCAACGTTGGTATTGGAACGAGTAGTCCTAGTAGTGCTTTACACGTAGTTGGAACTGTTACAGTTGATGCAGGTTCTAACGGCATGATAGACTTTGGAGATGTAACTTCTGCTTATGGTAGATTGTATGCAGATTCTTCAGGCACTTATATAGGCTCTAAAAGTAACCATAATCTTATACTTAGAACTAACAATACAGAAAGAATGCGTGTAGACACTTCAGGCAACTTGTTGGTGGGTAAGACTGCATTAGACAAT